CTTCTTTGATTTCTTCAACTGCGACAAATCTTTTGCCTTTTAATCTAGCAATTTCTTCGCTGTTTTGTGAGCCAAACCTTTGTTCTGTTAATAATTGTGGTTTGCTTGTAATACCATAACTACCAAGAGCTGATTTAATAATATCTAACAATAATGATTTGCCATTGTTGCCATCGCCATGTAAGATAAACATGCATTGTTCTCTAGCTGAATCAGTAATAGAATAACCTAAAGCTTTATGTATATAATGAATAACATCTTGATTGTTAGCAAAAATTTCATTTATAAATCTTAAAAATCTTTCAGGTTTTTCTTTACTAATAGCACAGCCAGTAGTCATAGAAATCATATTTTCTTTAATATTGGCTTGTATATTTTGTGTATCTAAATTAATAGTACCAGAATCAGTACATATTAAATATTTGTCTTTATCAAAATCTTCATTTGTAACTGGTATACCAGGTAAATGCCGTGCTTCTTTTAATAATGATTCTTTACCACTACTGCTATAAATATTTTCTACATTTTTAATAGCACGCATTTTTTCTGTCATGTCTGATATGTTGGCTGTTTCATATAACATTGTTTCTGCAAGAATTTCAATATAATTTTTAACTGAATCAGAAATATCATATTGCCAATAATTGCCATTCCATATCATCCAAATTTTATTGTCTACGTTATATCTTAAAACATCCCCAAACATATCAATAAATCTATGAGCATTGCCTGTATCATTTAAATCATATTTTTTATCTGAATTAACAGGTGTAGGTTGTTGTATACCAACATAACCGTTAGCATTTCTAATAGTATCTACAGCATAAGTTCCTGTTTGCCATTTTTTCTTATGCATAAGGTCTTTGCTTTGATAGTATGGTGACATTTCAAAATAGCGTTTTATTTCGTTTTCGTCATTTTTTAAATAATAAGCTAATTTACAGCATAATCTCATATCTGATTCAGATTCATCAGAATGTGAACCAGGTGCTTTTTTATTCCACAAATCAGCAAATTTGGCGTCTTTTTCTAAAACTTTATTTAGATTAAACTGACCTTTTTTCATATATTTGGTAAGCAATGGTTCTATATTGATTTCATTAATTCTATCACCAGATAATTTATTACCAGTAATGCTTACATATTTATTTGTATTATCGCTAATATAAATTTCTAAACCTAAATTAGCGTTGTTTATATAATATTGTGATTTATCAATTTTAGAACTAGTCTTAAAAATAATTCTAATACCAGTTTTAGAAGGACTGTATTCTGTATATGATTGACAAAAATCAATAATGTCTTTTGCCATATCAGATAAATTGCCATTTGCGTCAACACAATGATCAATATCAATAGCACTAAATCCTCTAAAAATGCCTAAACCTACTCCGCCTGTTTGTTTACCATTATCATCATATTTTAAATATTTATGTAAATGATTTAATAAAACTGGATAAGTAACAAAAGTGGTTGGGTCATTGCTTTTTGCATGAGTATTATCGACTGGATTAAAAGGTTCTTTGCCTTTTTCAGTCAATTTCCAACAACACCACAATGCAGAAAATTTTAACTCTTGTGGTATATCTTTTAACGATAAAGCGTCAATCATATTAGCCCCTTTCGATAATAAAAGGTTATCTATGAAACTTGCCAGCATGCATATATTAAGGAGAGTTTAGCAAGAAGCTTTGATAACCGTAAGCTTTTTAGGAGACTTGAATATGATAAACCTTAGAAAGGTAAATCATCATCTGAGATGAAATTATTTGAAGGCTGTTCAGAAACAGAATCAAATAAATCTTGTTGAACAGGAGCTACTGGCTCTTGAACCACTGGTTGAGGTAATTTTTTAAGTTCTGGAACTTTAATCTTACCTTCTTTATAAGCTTCTAAAGAACGGAAATCAACAACTTTGAATGCAATTTTAACTTCGTTGTTTTTATCGAGATATTCTTCTTCAGCAACAACTGCCATTACATTTTTACCAACTAATTTAGATTCGTCCCAGTCCCAATGGTAGCCTGAATTTGTTTTTTCAATAGCTGTAATAAAAGCTTTAAAAAATGGTAATGCTTTTTGTTTATAAGAACGAATGCATCTGCTAGCATCATTCATACCTGCTGCTACTAAAGTGCTAAAATAATTAGCATATTCACCTTTAGTAATATCACATGTAACTTCTAAGTATTCATTTTCAGGATTATCTTTAACACTTGTAATTTTAACCCCGTAAACACCTGCTGGTAATCTTTTAAATTCACCAGCTTCATTTGCTAATTCATAACCTTGAATTGGTTTCATAAAATTTCTCCTTATTTATAATATTCTCTGATTCTTTCGCTTACAAATTGTAAATCATTATCAATATATTCTGATTCAAACATACCAATTGGTGATTTAGTAACATCTAAGCCATCAGTATTTGTAGCAAAAACATATTTGCCATCTAATTTTAAAGCGTGTAAGACAATTGTAAACATGCCTTCAATACAAACTTTATCATCGAGTAATTTACCAATTGTCTTTGGTTTACTATAACCCATGTCGTTCATTTCTTCATGCATGATTACATAGACTAACATGTCTTCTGGTAAATTATCTGCTGCGAATTTAATCAAATTGTAGAAATTATCTGCAATTTCATTATATAAATCAAATTGGCTATTTCCTTTAGCTTGTCTATGACCAGCCATGAATTTGCTTGTCATGATATAGCCCGCATCATCAATAACTGCAATTCTGATACCTTTGTCATAGGCGGCTTGTAAAATGCCTTTGATTTTAAGATATTCATCACAGCAGACAATTTTAAGATTGTCATTGTTTTTAAATGGTAATGGTTTATTTGTAGCACTAATAACTGCGACTGGTTCTTTAATATTTCTTAAAGATGCAGTTTTACCTGAACCACTTCTACCCATTACAAGAGTCATCTTTGCCATCTGTATTTTCCTCCTTGGCTTCTTTTAAGATTTGTGCTAATAATGCTAATTCAGCATTTAATAATCTCATTTTTTCTAAAATTTTTTCTTTATATTTGCTTTTTGCTATTATTTTGTCTCCCAGAATAATGATTTTTCTAATTTTCTATTTAAACAAATATAATGTAAACCTAATTTAGAATCAAATTCAATGTTGTATTCACCTAATTGGTTTTCAGTTAATGGTAATCTATCTAAATTGATTTTAACTACTTTGACTGAAGCACTCCATTCACCAATTTTGAAGCCTCTTTTAGCATCAGCTTCTTTGAAATAAATATTTGCACCATCTTCAGCTAATACAATGTAATCTTCATTAGAAACAATTTTATAAATGCTATTTTTTCTAAATTTGAATAATAACATTGTTGCATTCGCTCTTTTTTCTAAAGTAACTACTACATCACAATCAAACTGAGTTCTATTTTGTGTATGAGTTTTTTCTAGCCATTCCATTATTTAACATCCTCCTTGAAGAAATCGCTAACATCAATTGTTGCAACTATACCTTTAGTCAAACTAATTTCAACTTTGACTTCAGGTTTTAATACAGCATATTTGCTTTTATAATCTATGAAGCTTGTGACTCTGTTATCAACTTTGCCTTCATTTAGATTTTTGATAATCTGTTTAATAACATCTTCTAATGTCATTGTTTTCATTATTTACCTCCATAACACCATTTACTAACCTTACAGTAGTATTTACATTTTATATTATCTCCTGGCCTCATTTGAATTTCTCCAGCACCATTGCATTTATTTGTAATATAAGCATGTGCATCTTCTTCAGTATCAGCTACATAAGCAGCTCTTGCATCACCAGCTTTTTTATAAACTGCATACTTATTGCCTGTAAACCAACGCTCTGAATCATCGCATTGTGGGTTTTTATTTTCTTTAATATCTTTCAATTTTTCTTTAACAAATTGCTCAATATAATCATAATCTGAATCAGCAATATTATATTCCCAAGTATAAATTGGCGATGCTGGATAGCCTGTAACAACATTTGCTTTCATTTTGCTCCAGTCTTTTAATAACATATGGAATTTTAATTTTCTTTTTAATTCGCCTGTTTTTAAGAAATTTAACCACGCATATATTAAGCCTCGCTTACGATAATCTTCAAAATCTTGTTTTTGAACTTTTGTTACTGTAGTAAACTTATAATCTTCAATAGCATCAGCTGTAATTAAATCTGCTATTCCAACAATTGTGTCTTCACCGACTTGTGTTTCAAATTTAACTTCTGCATTTTCAGTTGCGTTTTCTTCTAAGATTTTATGTGCTGCTGTTCCAAATAATGCCATAATCATGTCTGAAACATCTTCTTCTAATTCATTAGCATGCAATCTTAGCATTTGAATTTCACGAGTAGGAAGTAACAATTCTGTAACAGAATATCTATTTGGTTTATATTCTGTTTTTTCTTTTGATTCAGCAAATTTAACAATTGCTTCTGGAATATTGTGTTTGTTAGTTACCATAATAAATTCCTTATAAATGATGGTTCAACTTCTAATAATTTAGCAATTCTATTAATCATTGTAATGCCTGGTTTTAATTTATTATTTTCATATAAAGAATAACTGCATTGTCTGATACTTAATAATTTTGCCATTTGTTCTTGTGTTAAATTTTTAGATAAACGATATTTTTTTAAATATTCACCTAACATATATCTTCTCCTTTCTCAAATATTATATATTTATTAAATTTATCATTTGAAACAATTTACATACACTACGTATATATTTTTATTAAAGAAGTTTACGTGCTCACGCTGTCTTAATAGTCTTAATAGTTTTTTATTTGCCTTAAATCTTACGTAAGGTATATATAGAATGAAAGTTTACGTTTTGGAAAAACTATTAAAACTATTAAGTTGTATCTTTTCAATTATTCTATTTTCATTATAATAATATTGTCAGGATGTATAAATTATGACTAAAACAGAAATCAAAAATATACTAAAGTCTAGCGTGAAAACAGGCTGGTTACATTTTAAAGATGAATCTGATAAGAAATATATATTAGATTTACTTAAAGATAGCGAGTTAGAAGAAGTTTTTGATGCTTTAGAATCTTGCGAATTTGAATATAAAGAAGATTATGATATTGTTCAAGATTTAAGAGAAGAATTTGAAAGTATTTAAAAAATATTTTACTTTTATTAGAATTTGTTGTAATATAATAAGGTCATAAGGAGGCAAAGAATATGACAGACAAAGAAATTAAAAAAGCAGTAAAAGAATCACACCAAGAAGACGTAGTAGCAATCGTATTAATCTTCCAAGACAAAAACGGGTATGTCTGGGCTGATTCACCAGCAGATTGCAGATTGTATGAAAATTGCTGGACTAAGAAAAAATACGGGACTAGATATTCCTATTCAAATGTTATTGATATCAGAGTTATCCATTGCGAAGCTAAAGCTAAGTGGATTGAAGAAACAGCTAAAAATATGACATTTGTTAATTTAAGCGAGGTTCTTAAATAATATGTGGGCAATTAAAAACGGGAATTACTATTTAAGTAATCAATATGAGCTAGCAGCCGAGATAGTCTTAGGCTATGGCGGTGTCTGGTCTAAAACCGACATCAAAAAATTCAAGACTAAAAAAGAAGCTTTAGCAGAAATTAAGCGAATGAATAAAAGTTTTAAAAGCGTGGAGATTATAAAATTATGAAATTAAGAACGATTGAAGAATTGCATGACAAAGAAATCGGTCATAGAAAATTTGCTAAAGTATGTGACTTAGTATTAGAAGAAGGATATCAAATCACAGAAATTAAAGAATATAATGAGCAGTTTAAATTCAAAATTAATAAATATGACTTCGTTTATAGAAAAGAGTGGAAAGCATCATCAGAAGAATTTGTTCGTTATCTTCTAAATGTTTTAGCATTACAAGAACAATTGGAGAATTTACGCAAATGAAACGCTATATAAAAGTAAAAAATCGCTGGATTGATACGCTTGAATCTTTAAAAGCAGGTATCTGTTATTTAAAAATAGGCAAATTAATATATGAAGTATATTCAGACACAAAAATAGGTTATGTTCAGGCTGAAAGCGATATAAATCCATTAAAATACAAAAAACATTTGGTAAACAATTGAAAATCAATAGGAGACTTAAATTATGAATAATTTATTTAAAGGAAAATATTTAATCGGAATTTACTCATTAATTTCTGAAGGCGAGACATTACTTGCTTTAGTTAATAATCATCATGAATTTGCAAAGCTAATGCATATTAAAGAATCAAATGCTTATATGATTCTAAATAATTTGTTTTATAACAAAACTAATTATATTAGATATCAAGGCAAAATTAGGACAGTAGCATTTATTGAAGAAATAGATGATGATTAATCAAATGATAAATATTTATTAAATATAATAGAAAAGAGGTATAGAAATATGTATTTACATGTTAGAAGCAAAGAAATTGCAGAAAAAATTAAGCAAGCTATTCCAGAAGCAAAAGCTAGTGAATCTAATTTCGTAGAAATTAAAGATGAAAAATATACAGGTTTATTTGAGTGTTATACTTTCAGTACTGGATTAAGAATTTATGAAAGAAAAACACGAGAAGATAAAATATTTATTCCAACAGAAGAAATTTACGTGGTGTATGAATTATGAATAAAGAATTTGAAGCATTAAAAAGATTAAAACAAGAAACCTGTCCAGCAACCTATAATCAAGATTTTGATAAGAATAAATGCTGTAATATTATTGAAAATGCGTTAAATGTATTAAAAATCTTGATTGATAAGCAAGTTGATATAAGTCAAATTTATGACAGCGCAAATTATAATGATTATACTAATAAGTTGGAAGAGTTTTTTACCAACAACGTTGAAGCTAATTTAGGAAGCGAACAAGATAAAGAATTATGGTGGGAATGTTATTATTTGACTGAAGAAGAATATGATTTAGTAAGGAGTTTATTATAAGTATGATTTATAGAAGACATTGCAGAAATTGCAGATTTTGTAAAATCAGTAAAGGTTTAAGTTCAAGATGTTATCAATGCAGATTAAAGGATAATCAGAAAGTTAAACCTACTGGTATTTGTAGTGATTATAAAGAGGTGTAATTATGGTCAGTGATATTACATGAGGAATAATTATCAACATTTTATTTATTATTGCGTTTTTTATAGGAGAAATAATGTATGAGTAAAGGTTTAGAAGTTAATGTTGAAATCGGCTTATGCACGAAAGATATGGCGAAAGAAAACCCAATAAAAGATTTTGAAATACTTATTGAAGAACATAAGAATAAATGGTCAACACAAATGTATGAGTATTTCAAAGAGTGCTTATCCATCATTAAAAAAGAAGTAAAAAGACTTGAAGAACTTGACAACGGTCCTTATGTTTCAATTCATATAAATAGATATCACGAATTATGCGATAAAGAAGACGCATTTGATAGTCTTTCAAAAGATGATGAAAAAGCAAAGAAAGAATTGTCAAAAGAAATTGAGAAGAATAGAGCATTTGAGATTATTAAAGAGAATTTAAACATTGACGAAATATTACTTGCTATTAAAGGTGTTTGTAAAGCAAGCGATTATGACTTATTAAAAGAGGCGTTAAAATGATATTTGAATTATTGAT